TGTTCTTACCCATGAGTGGGGCCTTTCTGTTTCTGGGAGGCACAACCACCCACCAGCGTGTGGTGGGTGGCTGAACCGCACAGGGTCAGGTGAGGACGACGAAACCCTTCGCGTCGAACAGCTTCCCGACGCCGTACAGGCAATCGATCGTCATCTGCACGCCGAGGTTGTTCGGGCTGTACGAGGTGGTGAAGCGGAGCACGAGACCGGACACGGGGTCCTGGATCGTGGTCTGCATGGCACCCGTGCCCAGCTGGGTCTCGGGGAGTGCCCGGGAGGCGAAGATGATCGCGCCCGGGTCGAACGCGAGATCCTTCGTCGAGTTCGGGGTGCCGGCCACGACCGGGACGAGCTGCGACTCGAGCAGCTGGATGCCGTACAGGTCGGGGAGGGTGTCGCCGGTGACGCCACGGTCCCGGTTGTCGTTGAACGCCCAGAACTGCTGCAGGGTGGAGTCGGCGCGGAGAGCGGCGATGTCCTTCGTCGACGTGAGGAGGTACCGGTTCCCGGCGGCGACCTTGTTGTCGGTGAACTTCTTCGCAGCTGCACGCACGGTCGCGGCGGACAGGTCGGTACCGGAGGTGCCGAGGCTGCCGGAGAACAGACTGTACGTGCCGACCACGTCGCTTTCGACCTGCTCCACGATCGCGATGATCGCGGCTTCCAGGTAGGAGGCACGGATCGAGGGGAGCGCCTGCGCGGCGGTGAAGTCCTCGATCAGGAAGGAGGCTTCCTTGTGCTTGTTGAGGGACACGGTGGTGTCGGTCGACGTGGGGGTCTGCAGGGTCACGGGGGATCCCTGAGCCTTGTCGTTCGCGACGAGGGTGCCGGGGTACGGGATGTGCAGCGTTGATCCCACCTGGAATGTGGCCAGGTCGGAATCCTTCGTGACCCGCTGCACAACCTTGATGTTGTTGCGGAGGATCGGGAGGGCTTCCTGCGCCCAAATGGACGGGATGAACGGTGCGGCCGTCGTGGTGTTGATGGCCATGGTTCAGCTCCTTACAGTGTGATTCGGCCCGCGTCGCGGGCACGGTAGATGTCGGCTTTTCGGGCCTGGTATTCGTCTGGGGACATGGCCGCGATCTGGGCGTCGGTGAACGACGGGATCAGGGGTTCCCCTGTCGGTGTGGTGACGCCTGACGATGCCGGACCGGCCGGCGAGGGGGTTGCGCCACGGAATGCGAGGAGTGCTTCGGCCTGCGCGTGGAGGGTGGTCTCGTCGTTGCCTGTGAGCAGTTCGAGGGGGACACCCTTCGTGCGGGCGATGTCGGATCGGAGTGCTCGGGCTTCGGCGTCCTGGGCGCGCTGCTGGGCGGCGTTGAGGGCGTCCTGAGCTTTCTGCAGTTCCGTCTTGTTGGCTTCCTCGATCTGGTCGAGGCGGAGCGCTTTTTCAGCGTTCTGTTTGGCCTGCTCTTCGTTCTTCCGTGACAGGGCCTTCCACTTGTCGATCTCGGCCTGCAGTGCGGCCGGGTCGGGGGTCACCGTTTCGGCGACCGATTCTTCAGCGGGGGTGGCTTCGTCAGACATGAGTGGTTCTCCCGTTTCGGGCATGAAAAACGCCCCACCGTTTCGGTGAGGCTGACCGTGGGACCCCGGTCAACGGGTGGTTGGGTAGGAAAGGTCGGGTTGTTCCCGGTGGTAACGGCGTAGGAGGGACAGGTTCTCGTGGTCTGCGAGGAATGCCCGCAACCTGGCCTGCGCGGTTCTGACGTCGTGTGCTGCGGCCTGCCGGGCTTCCGGGGTGGGGGCGTACAGGGCGTCTCGTTTCGCGGCCCGTATGGCCCGTTCCAGGGCGCGTTGCCGTTGCGTGGCCTGGTAGGCGGCCTGATCATCCGCGGTCCATTCCCGCGGGTCGGGGAGGATCGTGCGCCCGGGAACGAATTCGGTGAGTGCGTGCCGGCAGTTCGGATGGAAGAGGCCGGCGGCGGTCGCGTCGTCCACGGTGGGGTGTTCCCCGTCTGGGCTGATCGCGAGTACCCGGTTCTGCCAGGGCTGGCAGAGGGGGCACGGGTGACCGTCGTCGGTGACGTACAGCAGGTTTCCGCCCTGGGAGGCGACATGTTCCATGCGGGCCGCGTTGAACGCCCGCACTGATGCTGTCCTCACAGCCATCTCCACGTAGGACGACAACTGCCAGTCGCGTCCTGACTTGTCGGTGAACCCGGTCACCCCGCGGCGGGTGAACTCTTCCCACGCGGCGGCTTGAGCCTGCAACGGGGTCACACCGCGCCCCTCAACCTGAGCGATCGCATGGTCGGGGGCGATCGCTTTGTAAATGTCGTCGTCGAGGCGGGTAAGCCGGTACCGCACATCGGACAGTTCCGAGTTCAGGTCGTTCACGATCTGCCTGGCGGCACGGTCACCGTGGGACATGTGCGGTTCGAACGGGAACGGGACCGTCCCACCGCCCGGTGGTGGTGGGGATGGGGGTGTGACGCCGGCTGTGCGGTATGCGTGCGCCACGACCGCGGCAACCAGGGCCGGGGTTTGCTGGGCGAGCTCACCGTTGACCTGGTTCACGAGGCGGCGTACGAGCATGCGCCCCACGAACCCGCGTTGCAACCAGTCC